ATCGGCCGTATAGTCATCGCCAATGCACGGCCAATCAGTCCACTCAAACGCGATGTTCGCGGTTCTATTCCGAGTAGTGGGAGTTTTGGCGCGCCGAGGGGGATCTGAACTCCTGTTTTAACCGTGAATGACTGAAGCAATTCGCAGAACGCGGGGAGCGTTGGCTTTGTCTTCGCCCCCTATTGATAGTGGCTACCGACAGCTCGATTTTTCGACTGGACTCCGCTTCCAAACGGAGCATTGCTTGGCGTCAGGAAGCCGGCCGCCCGTTTTGGCGACAAGGCGCCCCCTCTTCCACCCCGCCGGCCCAAGGCCATTGCGGGGTCGTGTTGGTGACAGCGGATGCTGTCGCCTCACGAGGAGAACATCATGGCAAAGCTCACGGATAACCAACTAATCGCATTGTCCAACGCAGCAGCGCGCGACGACGGAATCGCGGTCATCCCGAACAAGATGAACAAGGCGGCGGCCTCAAAGGTGGCAGCAAGTCTGGTCGCACGCAAACTGATGCGGGAGGTGCGGTCCAAGCACGACATGCCGGTCCGGTGCAAGGATGAGGCTGATCGATCGATCAGCCTGAAGATCACACGCGCAGGCCGCGATGCGATCGGCCTCGAGGATGAGGTTGCTGAAAAATCGCCGCCTGCCAGCAAGACGAATTCTCGCTCGAACCAATCGGCAGCGAAAGAACGGTCCGGCGTCGGTGCGACCGTCGCTCCACGCGCTGGCACAAAGCAAGCGCAGGTAATCCAGATGCTGTCTGCAAAGACAGGAGCGAGTTTGGGCGCTCTCGTCGATGCGACGGGCTGGTTGCCACACACGACGCGGGCTGCTCTGACGGGTCTTCGCAAGCGGGGTTTTTCGATCGAGCGCTCGCGCGACGGCAAGGATATTTCGATCTATCGGATTGTGAGCGGCGCGAAGGCCTCGGCCGGAGCTTAGACCCATGGCGCGCAAAGTTTCGCAGCCGCGATCGGCGGTGGAGCCGACCGCCAGCGACGTCGACGCCGAAGTCGGACGTATCGCTGCAATGAGCATTGAGGCGCTCCGAGCGCTCTGGGAAAAGAGGCGCGGCGGGCAGCCGCCCGCCACAATGTCGAAGGACCTCATCGCTCGGGCGCTCTCCCATTGGCTACAGGAAGAGAGCGTTGGAGGGCTCTCCCCGCAGGTACGTCGATTTCTAACCGCGGTCGCGAAGAACGGCGCCGAACCGGTTCGTCATCTCAAAATCGGCTCGGTCATCGTTCGGGAGCATCAAGGCGTCCTGCATGAGGTCATGGTCGTCCCCGAAGGTTTTTGCTTGCAAGGCAAGACCTATTCGAGCCTGTCGAGCATCGCCCTGAAGATCACGGGAACCAGTTGGAATGGACCAAGGTTCTTCGGGCTGCGCGACGCGGAGAAGACGCCCCTGGATGCGCCAGCCAACCCTCCCGCGCAAACGCCTGCCTCCCGGTCGTCGATCAAGGCGCGTCCGTCCCGGAAGGGTCAAGGCGTTGCCGCCCGGGGTTCGGGACAGGATAGGAGCGCCAAGCAATGAAGCCTTCGGCGCCCAAACCCCAGCGCTGCGCGATCTACACGCGCAAGTCGACCGAGCATAATCTCGATATGGCCTTCAACTCGCTCGACGCCCAGCGCGAGGCTTGCGAGGCCTATATCAAGAGCCAGGCCCATGAAGGCTGGAAGCTTGTCCCCGCCCATTTTGACGACGGCGGCCTGTCTGGAGCGTCATTAAATCGCCCCGCCCTTCAGGCTCTGCTGGATGAGGTCAGCGCCAAGAAGATCGACATTGTCGTCGTTTACAAGGTGGACCGCCTCACCAGATCCCTTGCCGACTTCGCCAAGCTGGTGGAACTGTTCGACGAACATGATGTCTCGGTTGTCCCGGTCACCCAGTCGTTCAACACCACCTCCAGCATGGGACGGCTGACGCTAAATGTGCTGCTGTCCTTCGCCCAGTTCGAACGAGAAGTGATCGGGGAGCGGGTGCGGGACAAGATCGCCGCCTCCAAGCGCAAGGGCATTTGGGTCGGCGGCCCGATCCCGCTCGGCTATCGCAGTGTCGACAAGAAGCTGGAGATCGTCCCGAACGAAGCCAATCTTGTCCGCAAGATTTTTGTCGACTATCTGCGGCTAGGTTCAATTGGAGCGCTGGCGGCGTCCCTGAACAGCGAAGGCCTCCGGCCAAAGCCTCGGCCGTTGGCTAATGGGCGAACGCTCGCTGCGGCTTGCTATCGCGTCGGCCCGCTCGCCCATCTGCTCAAGAACCGCTTCTACATCGGCGAGATCGCCTACCGAGGCGAGGTTCACCAGGGCGAACACGAACCGATCCTCGATCGCGAGCTGTTTGAGGCCGTTCAGGCAAGGCTGTCGGAGAATGCGGTCGAACGCAAAACGATGCGGTCCCGTTCGCCCTCCATTCTGCTCGGCAGGATTTTTGATGATCGCGGCAATCCCATGAGTCCGCGCCACGCCAACAAGAAGGGCGTGCGCTATCGCTACTACGTCTCCCATGCCCTGTTGCAGGGTCGCAAGGATGAGGCCGGCACTGTTTCCCGCGTCGCCGCGCCTGACGTCGAGGCGACTGTTTGCGGCGCGGTCCGCAAACATTTATCGACGACCGACGCCATCGATCACATGATCGATCGAGAACTTATTGAAGCGCATGTCGAACGGATCGTCATGTCCGCAAGCAATATCCAGATCGCATTGCGCGCCAATGCGTCGAACTCAGATGATCTGGAATCCCCGATCGGGCAAGACGATGCAAACTATCTGACGGTTCCATTCACGCCTTTCGCTCTCGCCAGGAAGGAGATCGCCCATGCGCCAAATGGATCGGCGCGCCTTGACCCCAAAACCCGCGATGCGTTGTTGCAAGCGATCGTCCGCGCGCGGGGCTGGATGGACACGGTCCTCAATGGAAGGGCTTCGTCCTTTGAGGAGATCGCCGTTGCTGAAGGTCTGGTCGAGCGGCACGTCCGCCGACTTATCCCGCTCGCGTTTCTGTCGCCAAAAATTATCAAGGCCATCGCCGATGGCGCGGCGCCGGAGGGCATGACCGTTTCCACCCTCACTCAGTCCCTGCCGCACTCCTGGTCCGCGCAGGAACGGATGCTCGGGCTCGACTAAGGGGCCGCATCCAAACCGCAATTCTACGGTGAACGCTCCCCCCGCGATTGCGTCCGGCTTGCCTCGGGCGGGCCGGCGTCGACACCAGTCCGCCCAGGCCACTCCCGCCGAAAGCGAACCCGTCTGGCGACGACTCGAACCGCTCTGGGCGCCCCCTGCTCGCAAAATCCCGGACATTTGAAAATAGCGGCCCCAGACCGGGAGCCGAAATAGCCTCAAATGCCCCCTGATACGGCGCATAGACAGTCTGGAGTGCGCCCCACCTGCCGCAAACGCCCCGGAATTGCGGGCGTCTCCGCGAGCGCGGCTAAAAGTCTGGAATCTCTGGAATGCGTGGCTGACGAAGCAGTAGTCGTCGAACCCGTCTCCGCAGGCAGGCGGTGAAAATTCCCTGCAAACAGGGAATTTATCAGGGAATTTCAACGAAAAAGCCCTCGGCTCCGAATCCTGAGGTGCATATCTTACTGATTGCACGTTTTTTTGCGAGCAAACACAGGCAAATTCCCTAAATATCGGAACAGGGAATAACAGGGAATTACGGGAATTTCGCCGAGCCCCGGCTCAAACGGAATGTGCGCCGCCAATTTCGGGGAGCGTTCTTCGCTCCGCTGGCGGGCTCTGCGGGCGATAGGAGCACTAGTCGTTTTCGAACCGCAACTGAAAGCTTGGCAAGCCCAAGGCGAGCCGCGAAATAGAAACTACTCATCGTTCTATTCTTTGCCCGGTCGTTTCCGGGTGAGCCGGAAACGACCGGGCAAAGAATAGAAAACTCCCGAACCGAGTTCCGTCAAGCGCCTTTTTTAGGGTTGGACTCATGGCTGTACCACCCCCCTCTTTTTTCGGCGTCAGTGACTTGCGAAATGTCTATTCTTCCATTTAGCGTAGGCCGATCGGACTGCTCCGCCCCAGCGGCATGGAGCGGTCTAGGCGAGCCTTCGGAAACCATGGAGGGTTTGTTGCTCGCCCGAAACGTTGACGCTGACCCTCGTCAGGAGGGCGCAGGCTGTGACGCTTCGGGCGTGATCAACGGGCCCTTCGCTTGGACCGCGAAAGCCTCCGGGACGAATGCCGTCCTCTATCGGAGGTTGTCGCATGACCAAATCAGCATCAAAACAACGGGTGCCTGCCCCGCCTAAGGGCGTGTCGGATTTCGTCGCCACTAAGGCCCGCAAACGTCGCGCAACGCAACGCGCGCTGGCAGAGATTGGCACTCCCAAGCGCCGCAATGATTTCGCGCCGCCGCTGGAACTACTGACGGTGCCGACCAAGGATCTGAAGCCCACCTCGCGCCAGATCAGGCGTCGGGACACCGTCCAGAGCGCCAAGATTGACGCCAGCATCGGCAAATTCGGCGTTTGTCGCCCAATCCTGATTTCCGCGGATCGCACGATCGTCGAAGGTCATGGGATCTGGGAAGCGGCCAAGCGGCTAGGTGTCACTGAAGTTCCCTGCATCGTCATCGACCACCTCGACGCCAATGAGTTGCGGCTTCTGCCCATGGCGCTCAACCGTATCGCCGAAACCGGGGCCTGGGAAGTCGAGGCTCTACGCCTCGAGTTCGAGGAACTAATCGTTCTTGGCGAGGATATTTCCGCGACCGCTTTCGAAATGGCTGAGATCGACACTCTGCTTTTGAAGGACTGCGATGACGCCAGCGGCGCCGAATTGGATGTTCCGCCCTCCCCGCCGCAAATCGCGACGTCGCGGCGCGGCGACGTCTGGATCCTTGGCGATCATCGCCTGATCCAGGGTGACGCCCGCCAGCCGGAAGTCTATGCGCTGCTCATGTGGGAGGGAGAACTTGCAACCTTCGTATTGACCGACCCACCTTACAACGTGCCCAACGTCGGTCACGTCACAGGCAACGCCGATCACCGCGAGTTCGCCTGCGCCCATGGCGAGATGAGCCGGGAGGAATTTGCCAACTTTAATCGCGCCTGGATGGCGGTGGGCCTGACTTATCTCATCGACGGCGGCTTGGTCCTGTCCTGCATCGACTGGCGTTCGGTCGAGATCATACTCGCCTGCGGACGCGAGCTCGGCCTCGAACTGTTCAATTTCATTGTCTGGTCGAAAACGAATGGCGGCCAGGGAAGCCTCTGGCGCTCACAGCACGAACTTTTGCCCGTTTTCAAGAAAGGCGGCGCGCCCCACATCAACAACGTCGAACTCGGCCGTCATGGCCGCTGGCGTTCGAATGTCTGGCGTTATCCCGGCGCTTCGAGCCTTGGCTCCGATTCTCGCGACGGGCTAGCCCTTCATCCGACGGTGAAACCGCGCGCCATGCTCGAAGACGCACTACTCGACGTGACCAATCGCGACGACATCGTCCTCGACTGCTTTGCCGGCTCTGGCTCGACGCTCCTGGCGGCGGAGGCGACGGGGCGTCGCTGTCGCGCAATCGAAATCGACGGCCCTTACTGCGACGTCATTATCGCGCGCTGGCGGCAGATGACCGGATGCGATGCCGTTCTCGAAACGACCGGCGAGAGTTTTGCCGAAGTCGCGGCAAGGCGCGCAGCGGAAGCGGAAAGCTCGACCACGCCATCGACCTCGACGCAGGCCGCTCGTGATCCGCGACCAGATTTCCGGGGAGCGCCACGATGACCGCCCATAAGCCGTCGAAGAAGGGGCCGGTTGGCGCCTATGCGGTCGGCTACGCCAAGCCGCCCAAGGCGACCCAATTCCAGCCGGGTCAGTCCGGCAATTCGCGAGGACGGCCGAGGGGACGGCCGAGCCTCGACGAAATCCTGCTCGAAGAGATTGCGCGCATGATCAAAGTCAAGATCGGCGATGGTGTAGTTCAGATCGACAAGGAGCGCGCCTTGTTGCGTAGGCTGGTTGATCTCGCGCTGGCGGGCGACGTGCGAGCTGCGCATCTCATACTCGACCTTCGCGCTCGCGCCCAAGCAACGATTGAGACGGCTCCGGATCCCGAGACGCCACTCACCGAGGAGGAGCTCGAGGTCCTCAAGATCATGGCTAAAAAGCCCGGGAAATAGCTTCATGAAACAAGACCCAAATGAATTCCGTAGCGCGCAGCGAGAGGCCTTACGCGCCTATGCACGCAACAATTTCTATGGCTTCTATCGCCTCGTCTTCAAGACCCTGGCGCCAGAGGCGAATTTCTCTCCCTCCCCGCATTTTCGGGTTTTGGCGCGCGCATTCGAAAAAGTGGCGACGGGCGAAAGCCGTCGTCTTCTGACCGCCATACCTCCTCGACATGGCAAAAGCATTCTCGCGTCGGTGGCGCTGCCGGCGTGGATTTTAGGGCGCGATCCGACCAGCAAAATGATCTGCGCCTCCTATGGCGAACAATTGTCCAAGGATTTTTCTCACCGCTTCCGTGATCTTATGTGGTCGCATATCTACCAGGCGGTGTTCCCCGCAGCGCGGATCGACCAGGGCGGGGCTTCGCTCGCCGAGATAAGAACCACAGCCAAAGGCTACCGGCTGGCGACCACGGTTCAAGGGCCGGCGACCGGCAAGGGCGCGCATCTTGCCATTGTCGATGACCCGTTCAAAGCGGCAGAAGCCTCCTCCGAGTCGGTTCGCAACGCCGTCTATGATTGGTTCAAAGGGTCGCTGATGACCCGCTTCGACAAGCCGGCTGAAGGCGGGATGATCGTGATCCAGCAACGTCTGCACCAGGACGATCTTATCGGCCGTCTGCGCGACGAAGGCGGCTGGGACTATCTCGAGATGCCCGCAGAGTGCCACGAACGGCAGGAGTTCGACCTAGGCGACGGCGAAAGCTGGATTTTTAAACCTGGCGACCTGTTGTTTGAAGAGCGGTTCGACCAGGCCGCACTCGAGCAACTGGCTTTGGACCTTGGCGAGGCCCAATACAATGCGCAAATCCTGCAGCGGCCGATGCCGCCCGGCGGCGCCCTATTCAAGCTCAAACATTTTCAGCGCTACGAACAGCTCCCCCTGGCTTATGAATTGATCGTGCAGAGCTGGGATCCCGCGATCGTCGATACCGAAACCGCCGCCTACTCGGTCTGCACGACCTGGGGCATTCTCGGCCGCAAGCTCTATCTCATCGACGTGTTTCGCAAGCGCTTGGATTTTTATCAAATCGAACCAGCAATCTTGTCGATGCGCGAGAAATACAATGCGGGCGCTGTCGTCATAGAGGTCTCGGGCGTCGGCCACGCGATCGGCGACGCGCTATTGAAACGAGAGGGAACGCGCCGCTGGATGCAGCCGGTGCAACCGCAGCTTGGAAAGGTCGAGCGCGCGCTCGCCCAGACGCCCAAGATCGAACGCAAGCGCGTCTATCTCCCGCTGACTGCGCCCTGGCTCGAAACGTTCGAAAATGAAATCGCGGCGTTTCCGATGTCAAAGTTTGCTGACCAGGTCGATTCCATGGTGCATTTTTTAGCTCTCCTCGACCTCCGTAATCGCTGGACCATCAATCTTACGGCATTTCGGGATCATCGCGAGCAGCCGTTCTAAAATTACTCACCAGGCGTTAAGTAAGACGAGGAAGGACCTGTACTTTGGGGGATGGTTTGGTATTGTGAGCTATAAAGCGAGATGGGCGGAGACGGACACTGGCGAGCGCTTCGCAGACCTCGCGGCGCGCAGGCTTCGCGAGCTGGCCCACACGGAGGGTGGAGCCGATGCGGGTCTCCGCGACGGCGGCGGCGGCAAGAACCTCGACAACGAGGGGTCGGCTATCGGTCCCCGGCGTTTTGTGGTCATGCCCCTCCAGAGATCGTTCTCCTCTGGGAAGCCGCCGCTGCCGTGGCCGCGTTACGCGCCAAAACCAATGTGGTCACACCGGCCGGACACCGGCGGGCAAGCCGAGAAGATGTGGTCACACCGCTCGTCCGGCTAAAATACGTGAGTTGAATGTGGTCACACCCGCCGACAGCAAGATCCCGCCGACGCGATGTGGTCACGCTGACCCGGGACGACACAGGCGTTCCGCAAATGTAGTCACGCCTCAATTGTGGTCACAGTTCGCGATCTCACTTCGCGTTTCGCAGCCGCAGCCAGTCGCGTATACAAGGCCAATCCCTTAACGCAGGCGTTCAACAATGAAATCCGTCGGGATCAGACAAGCCAAAGCCCAGCTTTCCGCGCTCGCTCGCGCCGCGTCCGCGGGAGAATCCACCCTCGTCACTGACTACGGCAAGCCGATCGCCATAATCTCGCCTCTTGTCGGGGACCCTGAGCACGCGGAAGCCTCTTCCGCCCCGATCGAAGCGCCCAAGACGCCAACCGATGCCGCAGCGTTCCGCCGTGCGCTATTTGGCGTCGCGTACCCGCTCGAACTCGACTTTTGACGGAATGAGGACGGAGAGGCCGCTATGACCAGCTGGTTGATCGATATCCCTCTGTTCAAGGTCATCGCGTCAGCGAAGCCGATGAGCGTCCGCAACTGGCTCGAAAGCAATGACGCCTCAGTCTTCCTCGCGGCTGCGTCGCTCGTGGAGATCGCCGCGGCGATCGCGAAGGGGCCGGTGGCCCAGACTCAGCGCCGCGAAGCGATGGGGGCTTGGCTCGAGGGGCTTGCGTCCCAATACGCCGACCGGATCTATCCGGTTGACCTACAGATCGCTATGCGCGCCGGCGAGATCATGCCGCACTTGCAGATCGGTCACATGCGCTATCGTTTCCACGACGCCCTCCTTCTCGCCACGGCTCAGCTTCACGGCCACGGCCTGCTCACGCGGCGGGATTCAATCTTCGGACCATGGACGAATGTTCCGATTGCGACGCCTTAGGCGAGCTCAGCCCTAGCGAGCCGCAATGAGATGCGCATGCATCGGTCGTTGAACAAGGACGCGCCAATTTCACGCGCAGTCCGGCGGAGCGGGGCTGCGGAATCGCAGAAGATCCTTGGCCGCCTTTATCATTATTAAGTCAAGATCAAGCTTTCGATACACACAGGTCTGGCTCCACCCTCATTACCGCCGAGCGCACCGGCCGCGTTTGCCATGGAGTCGAGCTCGATCCGCTTTTTGTGGACGTCATCATTCGCCGCTTCGAGGGCGCAACCGGCCAACCCGCGGTTCTCGAAGAGACCAGCGAAAGCTTCGCCGAACTGTCCGAGCGACGCGCAGCGGGGGGTTGTCTGTGACTCAACCGCGAACATTTGACGCCCCCGAGGAGCCAGCCATGGCCTGAGGACATGACGGATTCTTGATCGACGGCGGGTTCTTGATCGACGCCGAGCGCGATTCAAACGCCAATTCGCGATTCCGGGGCTTCTCGAACTTTAGCGGGACGACGCCTTAACTTCCATGATAGGCGGGAAACATTGGACCCTGGAGACTTATACAGACCTCCGATGCTGCGCTCGCTTGCCCCCGTCTTGACGCCGCATGGCGTTCTGCGCCTTGAGCCGGTCGACGACGACTTTCCGCTAGAGGTCGCGGTCGTCAATCGGCTGATGGAGCATTTCGCGCGCAGTCTGGGGCACGGGCTGTTGCAGCTCGGCGTCGGCGAAGCCGGGAGCCATCTGCCGCCAGCGCTTGCCTTTTGGCGCGCATTCGCGATGCACTTCACCGCAACGCTCTGCGCTAGCGAAGCGGTGGCGGCAGGCGAAACGCCAAATCCCTTGCCGCCGGCGCCCGAGGAGCTGGCCGCGCTGATCGACCAAGCGCCGCCAATGCAGGGCGGAGAATATCTGCGCCCCGAGGTCCTGGAAGCGCTGTGGCGGGCCATGCACCAGGGGCTCTTAATCGAACTCGGCGAGAGCGGGCTGCCGCTCCAGGAGTTTCTCAAAAGCCGCGACAGCCGCTGGCGGCTCGTCGGGCGGGTGCATTTCA